ATGCAGACGGAGTGCTGTCCGACGCATACTGCGCCCGGGAGTGCTGAGGCCATGTCGCCAGTTCCTTTCAGAGAGTTCTGGGTTCGTCACATCATCCCCGCTGGCGAGGCTCAATGTCTACTGACGGCGAGCATTCAATATCTGGTCAATCTGCCATCCGGGCAGGGCAAGGCCGAGCGCCTGGGCGGCTGTTGGGTGTTCGGTCACCCATTGGTGGCACGGACGGCACAGTCCGATGCACAGCTCGGGCTCCAGCCAGCACGACTGCCGGTAGGCGCCGCGCCCGAGTTCGTGGACTTCCGACGGCACACGCCGGCAGGGCACGTCGGTGAGCCCGTGGCCCCGGCAGTGCCGGTCACGTTCGAGCACCGTCTTGCGGCACTCGGCTCGGGCGCCAGCCTGCGCCGCCCGCTTCTTCGAGACTGGTCTCACGAACCGCCGAAGTCGACGGTGTGCAGCTTCCAGCCGTCCTCGAGTTCGGGCGAGTAGACGAACGACGGCGTCGGACCGTTCGGGGCGTACACCGTGATGAGGCGGATGACGAACGGCAGCATGAACGCCCGCTTCTTGATCTCGTCGGCCATCTGCTCGAGCGTGATCTGCACCCCGGCGATGTTCATGCCTCGCGTGTTCGGGTGCGGCTTGCGGGTGTCCTGCGGGCCGGAGCGAATGAACGAGCAGACGATCTCAGCGGCGGCGTCCTTCGCGAGTTGCGGGACGGCGAGGCCGTGCGTGTAGGTGATCTCGAAGGTGCCTTCATCGGTAGACGGCTTGGTGATGTCCTGCCACCCGGGCCACGCCGACCCATCCGTTCGGACCAGCAGGTTGCCGTCGACGATCGCAAACTCGGTGAACGCCAGGCCGTCGATCAGGATCTCGTCGATGACCGGGTTCGGGCCGGCGAGCGTGATCGCGTCGACGGGCGTGCAGCCACACGATGACAGCCGTGAGCATCCACAACGCCTGGAGCCGCAGGGACGGACGACGTCGGAGCATCTGCCAGAGACCTTTCCACCGGTGAGGATCGCGAGGACGTCAGATGCCTGGTCGATCATCAGGCCGATGTCTTCGGGGGATGTGTCTCCGCAGTCGCAGTCGATGTCCTCAGCAGTGATGAACTGTTCGCACGCTGTCTGCAGAGCCATTGCCGGAACACTACTCTCCGGCTCGGGCCACCGTCAGGAGGCTCTCCATCTCGTCAGGGAAGCGTCGCGCCTTGAGGTACAGGTTGCGGAGGTGGCGTGATTCGTCGGAGCCGACAGCCCGGTTCTGGCGGGGCTGCGGCGGGTGCCACAGATGGTAGAGCGGTTCGGTTCCGCGCCATCCCTTCCCGTGTGTCGCGGCGAGCGCAGCACCCCACGCTTCGTCCTCCTGGCCCCAGCCCTTGAAGCGGTGGTCGAGGGGGACGTCCTCGTAGATCTCGCGGGGCAGCGCGACCATACCGCCGCCCGGGACACCGAGGTACGGGCGTTGCGCCAGCTTCCCGGTGAGGTCACCGTTCTGCAGGGCGACGGAGGTGGCCTCGGGGGAGAGGCGGTGGACTTCGCGGAACGGCACCGAGTAGTGGGCGTCCTCCAAGGCGTCGATGGCGGCGTCGAGGTGGAACGTCCAGACGTCAGCGTCGGAGATGACGACGACGTCGGCGTTGGACAGCTCGAGCCCGGCGCGGACGGCGTCGGCTTTGCACCACGGGCGGTCGGGATCGAGTTCGGCGAGGATGACGCTACGCAGCAGCGCGTCGTGGGCTTCGATGATCCAGTCCAGGGCGAGGCGCCGGTACGGGCAGCCCTCCTGCCAGGGGATGATGATGTCGACCGTGGGCACGGCCACGCATGTTACGCCACCGTGGTCAGCGTGGCGCAGACCGTCGCCGGATCAAACGCGAGCTGGGCGTACGCCTCAGCAAGGCGCTCGCGCAGGTTCGATGCCCTGTTCAAGGTGTCGTGGCTGTAGTCGCCGAGCAGCATCGCGTCCGACACCCGGTACGCGACGTCACCTGACGCGTAGATCCAGTGCTGGTTCGCCCCCGGACCCGACAGGCCCTCCACGCCGGTGTGGCCGGCATCGGAGACGACGCGGTGGCCGGTGACCGTGTAGAGCTGTCCACCCTCGATCACGACCCAGTCGGCGGCGATGGCAGCGGCGAGCAGGCGGGGCGGGATGAACACGAGCCCGGCGTTGCCGTGGAGGACGCCAGCGAGGTGCTCCTCGATCTCCTCGGCAGCCTTGCCCATGTTCGCTGCTGGGGTGAGCGTGACGGCCTCAGAGGTGAGCGACGGGCCACCGGAAGCCCAACCGGTCACCAGCTCGTACGTGATCGCCGCGGACGAGTACGTCCTCATGCGGCGCTGCAGCCGGCCGGACATTGACGTGAAGCTCTCCGAGTTCGCGTCGGGGAACGAGATGACCGAGCAGGTGAGACCGTCAACCAGCTTGAACGACGGGTGGATTGCCACCGCGTCGAAGCTGTTCAGCGCTGCGCCCTTGCCGTAGTTGCCTGCGCTGCCTTCGACGGCCGCGTCATTGACGGCGAAGGGGTCGGACGTCGCTGCGCCGCCGAGCTGAGGGTTGACGAGCAGCAGGTCGGCCTGGCAGTTCAGGTTGCCAACCCGGAGCGGGGCGGTGCCCCACGGCGTGTGCTGGACGCCGAGGCCGAGCCGGTCGCGTCCCTGAGACGACGTGTCCGCAACGGTCAGGTCGAGCGCAGCGTCGACGAGGAGACCCCTCGAGCGAGGAGTCGGTGGTGCTAGCTGGATGGTGGTCTCGAGTGCGGTGGCTACCACGATTCGTCCTCTCAAACGGCGAAGGACCGGACCGACGTGCGGCCCGGCCCTCCGTTACGGATTCTGTGTCCTGATCAGGATCAGGAGATGGTGTTGCTGCCGTCGCAGTTCAGGACTTCGTCGGCGATCTGGATGCCATTGTGGCAGAGATCCTCGATGGTCAGGAGGTAGGCGGGGCAGGAGTTCGTGTCCACGAGCGCCTCGAAGTTCTCGAAGAAGAAGGTGAACTGGTTCTTCGAGTTCGACGTGTTGTCGCGGTACAGGTTGTTGCCGGTGACGCCGATCGAGAGTTCGCCACGGTCCATGACGGCGAACTTGCCGCGAGGAGCGATGACCATCTCGACCGAGGAGGGCAGGAGGTTGAGGACTCCACCGGACTGCACGGCCGGCACTGCCGACGCCCACGACGGGGTGTCGATGAAGTAGTGCGGGGTGACTCCGGCGTCCATGAACATCGAGTCGATGGCGCCGTCGCCCGGGACGCTGATGGTGCCGCCGTTCGTGCTGCGCCGACGGATGATGTCCATCTTCATCGCAGTGCGGACCCAGCGGGGCAGCCATGCGTCCATCTCGCCGTTGTCCCAACGCTCCGTCTCCTGATGGAGGGCGAGAGCGTTCATCACCGTGGAGGTGATCGACACGGACGAGCCGTAGCCGAGGTCCGACTGAGTGACCGCGACGGCGTTGGTGCCCATCGCCTCGAGGAGCTGCGTCTCGGCGAGACGGGCGTGCGAGGCGGCGAGCCGGTTGAGGTATGCCTCGACCAGCTCGGGGAAGGTCATCGCCAGGAGGTTCTGGACGGTCAGGCAGCGCCACACACCGTAGAGGCGGTAGAGCGTGGGCTCGGCGCACTCGATGACGGCGCATTCCTTCGCCGACGGTTCAGTGCCCTGCAGCGAGATGTCGTCGTCGTTGTCCCACACACCGACGCCGAGAGGGCTCTGGTTGGTGATGTCCGCGAGGCTCGGGCTCGGGTAGATCGTGACGGCGCCACGAGCGTCCGGCTTGTACGCCTGCAGCGAGCCACGGACCGGGCGGCGGTCAGTGTTCCAGCAGTCGAGGTCGTACTGCGGCTCGGCCGGGGCGCACATCTCGGCCATGATCTCCGGCTCGAACCGGCGCAGGTTCTGCGTCATGTTCTCGCCGAGGGTGTGGGCCTCGTCGAAGTTGCCGGGCACGAAGGCGATCTGGTGCTTCTGCGTCGAGGTCGGGCTCATCGAGGAGCCGACTTCGATCAGCGTCTCGGCGAGTTCAAGCCATGACTCGAATCCCTGGCCGGGGCCCTTGTCGCTGACGCCGCCACGAGCGAGCAGCTTGTCGGGAGTGAACGCTCCCGGCTTCGCGGTCTCCTCGGTGAGGGTGACGGTCGTACCCGTGGAGGTGCGTACCTTGGCTGGCTTGGACACGGATGCCTCCACTTCGGGCTCTGTTGCGGGCTCTGCCTCGGCCGCGGCCGGGGCGTCTTCGGCGGCTGCCTCCTCGGAGACCTCCTCGATCGTTTCGTCTTCGTCCTCGACCTCGGTCTCGGCGGCGAGATCTTCGACGACGGGCTCGGCCTCGTCGTCCTCGCTCATGTCCGACGCGGCGAGCGCGTCCTTCGCCTGGGCGATCGCAAGGATGTTCTTGCGGATCTCGACGGCGTCCAGAGCGAGCTTCACGTCGTCGGCGGATGCCTCGGCGTTGCCCTTCACTCCCTCGACGGCAACACGGATCTCGCCGGCAAGCGTGCGGAGTTCTGCTGCCGAGAGCGATTCCAGATTCTCGGGGATTGTGGGGAACATGCGGTGCCTCCTCGGCATAGGTCGCGTATTGGTTGAAAGGATGGCCGTCCAGGTGGCTCAAACGCAAGCTCCTGCGCGAAGCGGTCCCCGGCTTTAGAAGGCCGGGGACCGCTGCTGCACGAAGGATCAGCTACATGCCGTGGTGGAGCCTAGTCCTACTCGTCTTCCATCGTGGCGACTTCGAGGCTCAGGATGTCGTAGATCGACGCCTGCCCGTGGATCTCGGGGCTGACTTCCTCGGTGGTCTGCTGGCAGTACGGGAACGACGCGACCAGCTCGTCGACGAGGCCGTGCTCGTCGATGGAGAACCCGTCGCCGGGGACGTCGAAGCCTTCGGCGTTCACCGACACGATCGCCTTCAACCGTGAGCCCTTCCAGTGGCCGGAGATGCGCGACGCCCGAGCGGCGAGCACCTGCGTGTCGTCGATGCCGGGCCGGACGTAGCCGGACAGCCACGGACCCAACCGACCGGCGGTGACGCGGACGTCAGCCCACGAGTTCTCGATGCCGCCGTACGCCGAGATGTAGTCGCCGTTCGGGGCCTTCTTGTGTCCGCCGTTCAGGAAGATCGGGCCGGTGCCGACGATGCCCTTGTCGGTGAGGACGCCGGGCTTGTTGTAGCTGGCGTAGTTGTCGTCGGGTCGAGGGACTCGCGTGCACCGGCCAACGACGCCGTCGTGACAGGAGTCCCACAAGGCGAGGTGACCGGTGACGGGAACCCATCCGTCGTCGGTTGGTGCGCCGACGGTGAGTTTCTGCGCCTTGTCGGGCTCGGGTGCGTGGAACAGCTCCCACGGCGGGACCGGACCAGCGTCGGCGGTGACCTCGGACTCGTCGGCGAGGTCCATCGCCATGACGAGCGGAACGTCCACGACGAGCGGGGTGTCTTCGTCCATCCACGACGCGACGAGTTCGTCGTCCTCGAGGAGAGCGGCCGAAGCGTTCGCGAAGGCGGGCTTGCCGACAAGGGTGGTGGCGGCGATCTTCCACGACGTGAACGTGATGCTCACCTCGTCGTTGGCTTCGTCGTAGTCGAAGCGGGCCTTCACCTCGGCGAGGTCGACCGAGTTGTGACGAAGCGACTGGGTCTTGACGTACTTCACGGCGTCCCGACCGTTCTCGTCGTCAAGTACCCAGCCGCGACCGGAGGCAACGCCGTCCTCGAAGGTGACCTCGTTCAGGGTGCCGATGACCGGCGCCTGCGAGTGTCCTTCGGCGTTGATGAACTGCCCGTAGATGGTGCGCGGCAGATCGCGGACACCGCGACCGGCCTCCTCCAGGAGACGACCGTCGCCGGTCTTGACTCCCATCAAGGCCAGTTCGGGGAAGATGATCTGCCGGAGCATTCCTTCCGGCTTGGTCATGGGCATGTTGCCGAATGTCTCGCGCATCGTGGTCTCCTATGCCGGCCGCTGCGTGCGCGGCGTGTCGGTGTCGATCTTTCCTGGGCTGCCGTCCGAGCCACCGCCGCCGGGACCGGCTTCGGAGTCGTCGGCGGGTGAATCCGGGGCGGGCCCCGTCTTGACGGGAGCGGGCATCGCCTTCTCCCAGTCGATCTTGTCGTTCTCCGGGTGACCGTGCATCATCAGCACCGGGTTCTTCGTCTGCACGCCGACCCAGCGGACGTACTCCTCGTCGTCGATCTTGTCTTCCTCGCGGACGCCGGACATGCGCCGGGTCGCCTTGTTGTTGATGAGGCCACGGTCGGCGAGCTGGCGGGCGTCTTCCTGCTGGTTGGCGTGGACCGTCGAGGCGGACAGGTCGAACCAGACGGCGTGACGCAGGATCTCCTCGGGGGACATGCCGTCCTCCTGGAGCTGCCGGTGCAGGATCAGTCGGGTGAACGCCCAGCACATGAACTCGAGGTCCGGTTGCACCGCGACACGGCGTTCCTCGTCGGAGGCTGCCCACGCCGAGAAGTGGTTCTGGTTCTCCATCCCCTTCGTGGTGTCTTGGTTCGAGTCGAGGCCCTGCATGATCCGGTTGATGAGTTCGGAGCGCAGCTCGAGGTCGGTCTGGAACACCTCGCGGTCCATGACGATGTGCTTGATCTTCTCGCCGGCGTCGGCCGGGCCGCGCAGCATGATCGGCATGTAGGCGGTGGCGTCTTCCCAGTTCTTCACGTTCCGGGTCATCGCCGCGATGAGGTAGTTGACCGTGTTGTCGATTTCCTGCCCGGCGAGTTGCGCCTGGTTCCGGGTGACTCGGGCGTTCGCGATCGTGTCCGGCAGGAACATGAGCCCGGCGAGAGCGAAGCGCGACATCAGCTTCGCCTTGATCGTCTTGGTGAGCAGATCGAGGGCTTCGCATTCGACGTCGAGAGCGTTGAGGGCCGAGTCGGTCATGTCGACGTAGCGGCGGTTCGGAATCCACACCCGGCCGAGGAGATCCTCGTTGGCGAGGTCACGGTAGAAGGCGCTCGAGCCGGAGCCGTTGTTCGTCGACGGCTGGTGCGGGACGGTGATCCAGCGGAGGTGACCGGAGCCGGGCTTCCACCTGGAGAACGACGACACGTCGACTTCGTCGGGCGACAGGAAGTGGTATCCCTCGGAGTCGCCGTCTTCGTCCTTGACGTCGATGAGGTAGCTGTCGCCGGGCACCTTCATCAGGGTGTAGAACCGGTCGATGAGACCGCGGGTGCCGCCGTACGGGCTCGAGATCGAGGCGACGGTCTCGGCGGCGAGGCCGGTGTCGACGGTGTCTTCGATGGAGCCGGTGTCGTCGAGGCGGACGCATTGCAGCTTGGCGTACCCGGCGATGCGGGCGGCACGGGAGATGGCGTAGTGGACTTCGCCGATGTCCTCGTACCACTTCCACGGGCGGGTGCCGGTGCGGCGAGAGTTCGAGACGGTGGCCCGGGTGTAGTCCTGGCCGGTGCGCGTGTCGAGGTCAATTTCGGCCGCGGCGGTGACCTCGCTACCCCTGTTGAGGGTCTTGGTTCTCTGGTTGGACTTCAAGGCCATCGACATCAACTCCGTGCTCGGTGAGCTGATGGTAGACGCGGGCGAACTCCAACGTCTGCAAGGCGTCCATTTCTGACGGTTTCGCGACGGCGGATTCGATGGTCCACGGTTCGAGTCCAGCTCGGGCTCGTTCCTCAGCGTAGAACACGTCGAACAGATCGGGGAACACCCCTCGCAGACGGCGGTACGCGCGGCGTTGCGCCTGGTCGGCTCGGCGTTTCGTGTCCTTGTCGCCCTTGTCCTTCTGGAGTTTGCGGCGACCGCGGGACCGGACGTTGACGCGGTCACCGCGGCTGATCACTTCGACTTCGGCGATCTGCTCACCGAGGTGCGTCTGGAAGCAGCTCGAGCAGAGCCCTTGGGTGCGTCGGGCGATTTCGACGATGACGAGCGCGCCGCACCATTCGTTGCGGCAAGAGCGGTAGCCCTCCAGGTCGATCTGGCTACCGTGTCCGTCATGGGAGACGTCGTCCATCTTCGGCATGATACGTCTCCGGGTTCGCGGCTCGTGGAGATCGAGGTCGAGGTGTACGAGACGATCGACCACATGTGTCTGCGGCTCGGGGAGTTGCTGTGGGAGGCGAAGGAGATCGCCCCGCAAAGATTCAACGGCTGGGTCGAGTTGCGACTGCCGTTCGGTCTTGACAAGGCGAAGCGGCTGATCGCGATTCATCTCGCCTACCGGGAGCTGCCCGAGGACGTCCGGCACAAGCTGCCGCGGCCGTGGCAGGCGATGTTCGCGTTGCGGCATTGGGCGAACGGGCGGCTGCCGGCGGCGATCGAGTCGGGCGAGGTCGGGCCGGACACGACCGTGAAGGGTGCGCTCGAGTTGGCGAAGAAGTGGTCGAACGACTCCAAGCGCGACGACGACCCGTTGCCGTCGCGTTACGCGCAGATCGACGTGACCGCAGGACAGTTGATGGCCGGTGACCCGAACGACATGAATCCGTCGGTGGCCCGGGCCCTCAGCAGATGGATGTCACGTCGCACGCCGGATCGAATCTGAGCGGCGGCTGCTGCTCACCGTCGATGATGAGGACCGAGTCGGGGTTCTCCCGCCAGTGCCATTTGCGGAACAGCTCCTCGATCGCGCCGGGGCCGTGCAGGTCAAGGATCTGGCCCCAGCCGCGCCAGTGGGCGCCGAAGTGATCGGGCAGGTCGGTGGCGGCGTACGCCTGGGCGCCGTTGCGGATCTTGCGGATCACCTGCTCGGGTGACCGGTACGGGAAATGGCGGATCGCCATCCGTTGCCGCCACGGTGCCTGCTGGTTCCTGTACGCGACGTCGTGGTTGCCCATCCCGATCTTCATGGATGGATGCCAGCGGCAGGCGACCTTCGGGAGCGGGGCGGCGTAGTCGCGGCGCCACTGGATGCGGGCGACCGGGTTGGCCTGGAGGTCGTCGTCGAACGCCGTCGCGACGTGGTCGTACAGGTTGCACTCGACGACCGACGCGCCGGTGACACGCCCAAGGAACTCCTTCACCGTCTGGCCGGGGGCGTACCAGATTTCGTCGGCGTCGAACGGGACGATCCAGTTGGCGCCGAACTGGTCGTGGGCCATGTTCGCGAGAGCGGTCATCTTCTTCGACTGTTCGTAGGCGACGACGTCGTCGGCGTACACCTGGAGCGGGACGGGCACGTCGCGGATGAGGTCGTGGAGGATGTAGTCGGTGCCGTCGGTCGACAGGTTGTCGGCGACGATGATCGCGTCGACCTGGGTTGCCATGTGGCGGATGACGTGTTCGATGATGTCCGCTTCGTCGCGCACCATCGTGATCCCGACGACGGTCATCGCTTTCTCCTCGCGTCGTACAGCACCGGGTGGACGACCGACAAGGGGTCGGACATCTGCACGCCGCGGTA